TTGCCGCCCCGCTATACCGCTTGGCGCAATCCAGAGACCACCAATTCGGCTTATCCTCCTCGAAAAACGCCGTCCGCACTTGAGGGTGAAAACGCTCGATATAGCGCACCACCTGCCCGTTGATCGTCCGCTTCACACACAGCCACACCTCATCATCCGCGTTATCCAGCCCGTAGATCGTGGCCACGCTTTCAAAATCCCCGTCCGTATTGTGCTGATGCCACGCCACCACGTTCTGATCCCGCTCATACGCCATCCCGATTAAGATGCCATCGTTGCGCACCGCCCAAAGCACCGCATCCGGCTGCTGCTGAAAACTCATCTCCTCCAACCCCGAGTCAGAAATATGCTCCGAAAGCACGGTCAAATCCGGAGCCACCCACCCGTCCCGATCGAAGTTATAGACCAACTCCCGGACTTTGCGCCCGCGCCGCTGCACAAAGAGTAAAATGTCATTGAGCAGCACCGCCCGCATATACTTGCTGCCAAAGCTCGCCTGCCGCTGCACCTGCACATTGCTGGCCGTCATCGGCCCGCTGTCGGCCCCGCCGATTGTCCACTCATCGCCCGCCGTCCCGATCATCAACCGCTTTTGGCTAAACATCCAACTGATCCGGTTGCCCTCGCTGGCGGCAATATCAAACTGCATCCCTGCCGCGTCCGACGTGCCGAGTTCAAAATTTTCAAAATCATCGGTCTGGCTGCACCAAACCGACTGCGGTTTCATTGTCGTTCCGGCAAAGCATAGCCGTTGCTCATGCACCGCCACCGTGCGCGGATACCCATACTTGACATTAAACGCATCTTGCTTGGCCGTGGCACTCCACCGCGCCCCGGTCGCCAGTCCACACGGCTTGATCACCGTGCCCGTCACTTGCGTCGAGCTATTAAACGTATCCACGCGGAATAGCCCTTCCTCAAAAATCCCCCGGCTTTCCAACACCGCCCGTGCATTGGTGTTACTCACATAATTCGTCACCCGCACCTTGTAATACCCTAGCTCCGCCGCCGTCCCCGTAGCCACGATATTGCGGTCGCCATTGCTATCATACTGGCGCACCAACTCCATTTTCGTTAGGTTCACCACGTTCACGTTCCCGCTGGTCGCCCCACTATTGGCCACCGCATAAGTGTAAGTGTCGGCATTGACCACCGTGATGGCGGCACTGTTCACCCCAAACGGTGCCACCCCGTTAAACTGCAATTCCTCGCCCGTCGCGTATCCATGCGCCGTATGCGTCACCGTGGCCACTGTCCCGCTGCGCGTCACCGCCATCGTGATTAACCCCTTGGCCGTCTCCTCCGGCACCGTCCGGTAAATCCCCACCGTGGCATTCCACGTCCCGGTAGTCTGGAAATCCCACGCCTCGCCCGCCGACATCGGCACCAAGCCCGTGCTCCAAGCATTCGCGCTCACCGCCTGCTCGATAAACAAATTGGCCGCATCCTTGCGAAACTTGAGTGCAAACACCGTGCCCACATCCGCCGTGGTAAAAAACGCCGATTTGCTCTGCAAAGTCCGCCCGCTGCCTAGCTGCGTATTGCTCAAGCGCAATTCTTGAAACTCCGGCGCAAGCTCCACCAGTGGCGGGTAAAGCCAACTCACCGCCGCATACGTCCAATTATTATCCGCCAAGCGCGAAAGCTTGCCCACCGGGTAATTGGCGTGCGCAATGTATAAAATATCGTTAATCTGCACATATTGCAGTTCCCGCAAATGCTCCTCCAGATACGGCGTGGCCACCTCCAGCGGCACGCCCCCGGCCATCACCTGCACTCCGTTACTCCAAAACCGGATATACTGATGCCCCACCTCCAGCACAAAGCGCGTCGTGGTCGAATAGTTAAACCCGATCAAACGGCACCGCCGATTACCCAGCTTGGCCGTGCCCAGATACTCCGTCCCGCCCCGGCGAAACACCCCGCCATAGGGCAACACCTGCATATTCTCCAGTCGGCGGCAACCACTGGCATACTTCTCCACATCCACACGGGCATCCATGTAGGGACTCAATTCCCCGGCGTTAAGCGACGTGACGAGGATATTCGCCATAAACGCTACATCCCGCGGGCATACCGCGCCCGCACCAGATCACTAAACACCCACGGCTGCTTACGCCGCCTTTGCTCCTCAAACACATCAGCCATCCGCGCCTTCGGCCCCGTGATCACCTCGTATTCCCGCAGCAACTCCGCGGGCAACTGTCGGCTCCCGGTAATCGGCCCCGCCAACTTGCTCGCAAGCTTGGTCGCCAAAGCCTCCACAAACAACGGCGGATACAAACTGCCATCGGTGATCCGGGCGATATACCGCACCTGAGCCACATCGGCATCCGTCATCAGCATATTGCGCTCCACGGCAAATTCCCCTTCGCGCTCACTTGGCTCTGCCCCGTTCAACTGCACCACCCGCAAGCAATCCGTGGGCAACTGATACGCATAGGCCCATTCAAACTCCGGCGCATCCGCCAAACGGCTTAACGTCGCCCGCCGCATGGCAAAATTCCACCGATGCGAAGACAACACCTCATCCCGCGTCTCATCGTAAAAGCGGCTGCAAAATTGCGACTGCTTGGAGTCATCCGTCAGCGACATAATCATGCCACTGCCCAACTTGGCCAACGCGCCATTGCAGATAGAAGTGGAGTCCGCCATAAGATTAAAAAATTGGCAGGCTACTTATCCGCGGCCTGCCAGCGCGGTGGGTGGGGGAACTTAAATGACTTCGTCGCAGTCGATAGCGACAACCTTCGCCTCCTCCATACGAGCAGCACCGATAGATGCCACCGTGCGGATTTGCAGCGCATGGCTGCGGTCAGGTCGCACATCGACATGCACGTTACGCCCGCTGTCGGTCATGCGCAGACCACTCTTGGCATAAGCCACGATGGTGCGGATGCCCGTTGCGCCGTCGTAGGCGAAGAAAGATTTGTCCACCAGACGGAAGCGGAAGCCAAGGAAGGTATCAATCTGCCCGGCCACCAGTGCCTTCACCGTGTTGTAATCGGCGCTGGTCGCTTCGGTGGTGCGCAGCAAGTCCTGCAACTGCTTGGCACTCAAGGCAATGATACGCTGATCATCCTCATCGACATTGTTATCATCGAGGATGAACTTGGCTTGGCGCAGCTTGGCAATGGTCAAACCGCTGGTTGCGGGAGAACCCGACTCGACAAACGTCGCGCCGATCTTTTGACCATTGGGCAACACCGTGGACGTGGTGCCCGTGGCACCCGTGAACGCGGTGCCCGTCGCCGCCGAAAGCACGATCTTATCGCAAGCCCGGCCATAAGCCGCGGCATGCGCTTGGATCAACTCACTCTGCGGTAGCGACACCTCGCCCAAAAGCTCGGCATCCCATTCATCCAGAAGGTCGGCCTTCTCATACTGCAACGGACGAATCCAGCGTTTTGCCATCGCCGTGTCCGTGACATTGGTGGTAGCGGCCCGCGAGGTGATTTGCGTCATCTCGATAGCGGCCAGTTGATTGTAACTTTTTTCTTTCCCCTTGACTCGATCAATCATCACGAAGTCACGGAGTTTGCTCAGCTTTTGCTGCACCAAGTGTTCCCAATTTGCGGAAAACTCAGTCGTGAAAAACTGCGGAATTTGAGTAGTAGCAGACATAATTTTATCTCCTTGTGGTTTTGACTAGACCGCGCCTCCGCGCTGCCCAATCGGTTGTGGTTTTCTCGTGTCCCTCGGCTTACCGATTATCCGCGCCGTGCGGGTCGTCGGCCTTGTGGGTGCCGTAGGACAGGCTCACTTACAGGAGTTGTCTGCCTAACTATCCTCGCTTTATCGCTGCTTTTTGGGTCTAGTCAAAACTTTTTTCGGCTTTTTTTCAGACTCGTTGACCAGCTTGTAATGCGCCACCGGATAGACCTTTTGCGTTAACTGCACCCGATAGCGTCGGCTCTCCACCGCGCCGCGTTTGATGGCCAAGGCGACCAAAATTTTCGTTGCCGTCACCGATTTCCCCAAATCTTCGGCCAACTGCTTGACCGTCTTCCATCCATCCGGCACTTGATCCACGGGCTTATCCTCCGCCAGCACCTCACACCACCGCGCCAAGTCTGCATCTGCTTTATTTTTCATAATGGAATCCGGTAATGCGGATCAAACACCGCCACGTTCACCGTGCAATGCGTCCCGTTGAAATGCCCATAAGCTGCCGCGTGCCGCCACCCCAGCGATTGCCTACGGGCAATACTGTAATCCACATCCAAGCGAATCCCGCAGCCAATCGTCCAACCAATCGCCCGCGCATGAATCCGCGCACTTTCCATAGCGACACGGTGGGTATGGCCCATCACCACCGACTTGCCCACCATCTCCGCCAAATCCCGCGCCGCG